AACCTTCATATTCCATCTCATCTATCAACTTATTATCTGACAGGTTCTTGATGTGAATAAAAGTATAAGGTTCATCTTGGGGAGTAATTAGCTCACCATTAACTCTTTGAAACTCAAAGATATATCTGCCATAAAATGTCAAATCTAAATTGATATTAAACTTGCTATCATTGGTAACAAATAATATCTTTTTAGCCTCAACATCATATACACTGACTTGTACATTTTTATAAGTGGTCTCAAACTCTATGTTAACCACAGCAGTTTTATCCATGTTTGCTCCTTTTTCATACATATCACTGTACAGATACTGAGGACTAGTGTCCTCAGCAGTACAGCTCATGAAAACAACAGCAACTATCAAAAGTGAAAATAGTTTCTTCATTAGTTTAGGTATTTCTTGTATTGTTTTCCTGATTTCTTAGAGGTTACAAAGATGAATGATTTACCTCTTGCTGAGGTATATACTGGCATCTTTTCACCATGATAAATAGCTACATCATTAGTCTTTTTGTAAGATACTGAAGATGTGTCTTTTTTGTCAAGATTATATACTTTACCTGTTTGTGCAAATGCAGTGAATGATAATGTCATTAATACTGCTAAAAATAAGTTTTTCATGTGTTTGTTTATTAGATGGTTATTAAATTATAGATTGCTAATGTAAATGAGAACAAAGAGATAGTTGTCATAAGTATCATTACGGGTAAATCTAAAGGGTATTTCATATCAAATGATTATTAAAATTAAAGGGCACCTTTATGATGCCCTTTGTACATTTAGCGTATTGGCTTAAATGTAAGTGTTGTTAATGGATTGTCTTCACCAACACAACTGTGAGTTGATTCCCAACCTCTTTGTCTGTAAAGAGAAGAGATGTGATTGTACACTACAGCAGATACTTTCTCTTGGATAGTAACAGCAAATCCTTCATCAGGGCTTGGTGCTGATTTAATACAATCTTCTATCTTTTCAATGATAGAGTTTGCTCCTGCTAATTTGTCATCAGGTGAAGTAAGATTACTTAAGTCCATATGTAAATAAATTAAAGTTACAATTGAAAAGAGCTACTGATGGGTGCAGTAGCTCTTAATTAAATGCTTGCCAGGCTCCTTTTGGGTCTCACATACCAAGGCAATAAGGTAACGCCACAACTCAAATTGGGTACATAATATTCTACTATTTCTGATTGTTAGCCACATAGCATTTGCTAGGACAGTTCCCTCCTCTGGGAAGTTAAGAAAATAGAGAAAGTGCTGGTTTTAAGTTCCAGCAAACTTTAATTTAAGGTAATTGAAGTGTACTTAAATACATCCAATGAGTTACATTTTCTAACACCTTTTGGTCATATTCATAACAATTTGGGTGATGAACAAATACAGGTGTTCTATGAGTTTCACCCCAATCTTCATAGTTTTTAATGAATTTGACATCATCAACTATATGCCTAATACCATCTACATCAATAGCTACAAGAAGCCTTTGAGTATAATCATAACCATCTGTAGGCTCAGGTAATTCTGTTTTAACACAATTCCACATATAAAAATAGGTATAATAATTAGAAAAAAGAAAAACACATATGAGAGCTGAATAACTCCCATATGTGTTGTGTGCAATTACAGAACAAATTCTGCTGGCTTATAAACTACAATAGTTTTTGCAGTATAATTACCTTGAGCACCTTTCTTCTCTTGTACATGAATACCAAGAGTAGTAGAATCCTTAACTTGAGCTAAGGTATCTTCATGGATTAGGATAGCTACTCTATTTGTATTATCCCAATCTTTAAACCATTGAGTTTCCTCATTAGCTTCTGTTACCACTCTGTTCAAATTAATATTTGAAACTCCTAATTCTGCTTTAATCTCTGTTAGTGTCATAATAAATGTGTGTATTAAATGATTAATGATTGATACTATAAATAAAATAGGGGGTTGCCCCATGGGATTTTAACTGAGGTAATTGAGGTATTTAAAACTACTGAAATAATTGGGGTTAATTGGGGTAATTGGAATAAAAGGCTATTAGCAAATAATCTATTAGAATTTGGGGTAAATAAAAATGTGCCAATTAACATAGGTAGTTAGTTAGCACATATTTAATACAAAAGATTCACGCATTTGTAAGAATAAAATGTCTTTTGAATCTAAGGGTTCCCCCCTCACACACCCCCCTCCCAACTTTACAGGGTTGCTATTCACATTACCCTTTTCCAAAGGTAATATGAACACCACTATATAAACAATTTATTTAACTAATTTAACAATTAAGAATAGGTATTACAGGTTATAGAAGCATATGAAGGGGTTGCCTGTACACTATTACTTACATTTTTAACACTAATTGCACTATTTGAAAAAGAGAAAAAAAAGAAACAACTACCACAGATTATATCTGTGATAGTTGTGTACTCATTAAAGCACAAACTCAGCTGGCTTATATACAACTATTGTCTTAGCTGTATAATCTCCCTGTGCTCCCTTCTTTACCTGCTCATGAATACCTAGGGTATTTATGGCAGGATTTGCCTTAATGGCATTTAGGGTATCTTCATGCATAAGGATAGCTACCCTGCTATCATTATTCCAATCCTTTAACCAACTAGTCTCCTCATCTGACTCAGTAACTACTCTGTTAAAGTTCAATGTTTGTACTCCTAAAGCTGCTTTGATTTCTGCAAGTGTTTTCATTTTTGTATGTATTTAAGGATTATGATTACTAGGCATAAAATAGGGGGTTGCCCTAATATCTTTTTATGCACTTACACTAGGGTTGAATTAAGTACACTTTCTTCTACCTCTTTTACACTTAATCTATCTCTCTTATCTCTAGGAAAAAAAAGAACACATAGCCTAGGATGTTATCCTAAGCTATGTGCTTAAATAAAGAGGAGTTGTTAGCTCCTCTTAGTTACAGTGCAGTGTGCTGCAGTGAAGACATTCTGATTATTCTATGTTGTTGAATACATGTCTTAATGATACTGGTGTAGTATCCAAATGCAGGTTCTTCTTGTCTGAAGTCTGTAGCAAGAAATTCTTCTACATCATTCTTGTTGATGATTACTTCAGTTTCTTCATCAGGTGATAATAACACAATCCACTCTTCACAATAGGATTTATCAGTCCATAAATTGTATTTGATTACTTGTTGAAGTGTCATTAAAGTGTCAGTTGCATACATAATATAAAGATTTAAATTGTTACGAATTAATTAGACTTAGTTAACAGGTAAGCATGGACAGGCTTAATGCCTGTCCTAACCTGTTCCCATAGTTACAAGACGAACTCTGCCTTCTTGTACATCACTATGGTCTTAGCCTCATAGTTCCCATTAGCCCCTTTCTTAGTCTGGTAGTGAACTCCCAGTGTACTAATAGCAGGGTCTGCTAGGATTGCTTGGTATGTGTCCTCATGCATGAGGATAGCAACGCGGTTATTATTGTCCCAATCCTTGAGCCATGATGTTTGTTCATCCTGCTCTGTTACAACTCTATCCATGTTGATAGTTTCCACACCCAATTCTTTCTTGATTTCAGCTAAAGTTTTCATAGTATATAAATTTAGAATTAAACTCTACATCAAGAAAGGGGTTGCCTCACTACAATAAATTGCTGGGAAGAGACCCCTTTGGATTACAAAGCCTGGGGGGGCATTGTATTCGCTAAAGATTGGCTAGGGGGTTTTTCATAATGGTCCACATTTACATTAATTTTTAAAAATTTTATAGGGTTCACATACCAAAATTTTAAAAAAATTTTCCCCCTAACCTTAATTAAATTCTTTAACTTTGTTAATATTAATATTAAAGGTTGGGAGCTATGGACACAGCACAGGACTTAAAGAGGAATTTCCCTATCTACCCTGAGATTAAGAGAAGGGAGATGGCAGAGGGGGATGTAGAGTTTCAGACTCTTATTAGAAAGAGGTACAACAAAGTGTATTACCTCATACCCAAGATTGACAGGGGGCCACAGTTACATGAGGCCTATCTTATCCACAGATTCAATGTGGAAGTTTACAGATATTTTATGTTAGGTCTTCAACAGCCTTATGATGTTAAGGATGATGACCAGACTAATGAAGTTACGAGATTACAAAGAACACTAATTACTTAAGCCATGAAAAAGCAAAAATGTGCATGTGACATAACTGGGCCCAAAGCTAAAAGGCTTTACAAAGGAAACCCCAAGAGTAACAACAAACCCACCCAAAGAAAGGGTAATAGAAATCATTAATACTTACTGTCATGGATTTACCATTAGTATCTGATGAGAACCTTTCTAAGTATATAATACTTACAGCTAAGGAGATAAGGAGAGCATATATTAATGAACTTAGGGAGGGTGCTTTAGCTGTCTCTGGGTATAATTACTATCAGCTTAATCCTGATGTTGAAAGGAGTGATATGGAGGTGTTTAGGAATGCAGCTAAAGCTGCCTATCCTGATGAAGGAGATTACATTTATAATGTAGAAACAAAGAAGGGTTACCTTAGGGCAGGGCAGAAGGATTTAGAAATTGAATAAATATGGATACTAAAATGAAATTAATTCAGAAGGGAATTACTGAGCTTACAAGGGTAGAATATTACAGGTATCACCTGAACATAATCAACCCTTTCCTCCCTATAGAGCTCACCCCTAAAGAGAGAGAGGTGCTTGGCACATTTATGTCCTTCAAGGGGGAGTTGGCAGACAGGGATAGATTTGGAACTTCCTTCAGAAAGGAAGTTAAGATTATGCTTAGGATGTCTGATGGAGGACTATGTAATTACCTTGCTTCCCTAAAAGCTAAAGGTGCCATAGTGGAAACAGATGGTGTTCTTACTATAGCCCCAATTCTAATACCTGAGGATAAACAGCAGTTCTACCAGTTTAAGATTGTACAAAAGGAACCACAGTTATGATAACTAATCAGCATCTACAGGATGAATTCTTTGAACTAATCAAAGCATCTTACCCTAGCTTAACAGAAAGGCAAATTGAAGAGATTACTTCATTTCCTTTCTTTAAGGCAAGGGAAAGTATGGAGTCAGGGACATTCCCTGTGATTAAGCTGAAGTATTTTGGTAACTTTCTTGTTTATCCAAAGAAGGCAGTTGGTGTCCTCAAGAACTTAAAGAAGGCCCTTGCCAAAGGCAGAATAGGACAGGAAGAATATGACTTAAAATCCACAAGAATTATTAACTACTTTAAAAAGATTGGTTATGACTATCAAGAAGATTAAGGATTATATCACAGGACACTTGAGATACTTTCTGTACTACCATAAGTATTTCAACAGATTTATGCCATTGCATATCTATGAACAAATTAGTTATAGATTATTTGTTATGGACCCAGATTGTCTTGAGTTTGGATATTGTAAACTTTGTGGGTGTACCACACCACAGAAGCAGATGGCAAATGGCAGATGCCCTAAACCTTGCTACCCTACAATGATGGAGGCTGCAGCATGGGAGTTTTATAAGAGGGCTAACAGGATTACTTTTACATATCGTAATCATGACAAGCCAAGGGAGTTTGAACTGAGAATTGAACATAAAATTATTTAACATGAGCTACTGGAAAGAAAATGAGATTAGGTTTGGCAATGTCAAACAAGGTAACTCCAAAACAGTTACCTTTGAAGGACTACCTGACCAGCCTGAAATCAAGGAGATGGAAGCATACTGTGGATGTACAAGCCTCAAGTATGACAGCAGTACAAAGACACTGACTGTGACTTATAAAGCAGGAAACATACCAGCACATATCCAAGGTAATCAGGTAATAGATAGCAGGATAGATATCCATTATACTAATGGGGAGACAGAACAGCTTGCTATAAAGGGATTAAAAATAAGAACTTAACACCCACACAAAATGGTACTTAAACACCCAATAGAGTTGCCTATATTCTTTGAGAATGATGCAACAAGAAAGCTGGATTCAGAAGAGTTTGCATTTAACTTCTGTAAGGTATGTACAATCAGGGATATGGTATTCTTTGACATATGTGCAATATCCCCTGAAGAAAGCATGGATGGAGAGAATGTTTACTCAGGTATTCATACCCCTTCAGACATATACTTTTCCCCTCTTACTAAAGACCAAATCCTGGAAAAGATTAACTTTGCAATGGAAAACCTTTTTTAATTATGAGCCTATTATTTGAAATAGAGGGGAAAGTTGTCAGTCCTAAGACTGAAGTTCTGCTTATTTATCCCTTTTCCTTAATCTGGGAAAGGGATGAATCTCCAGACAAAAGCTATGCTATTGAGGACTTCAGTTACATAGAGTTTATGGGCTCTATGAAGAAGACCAATCCTTACTCAGGGTATGCCCCTGATGTGAGAAAAGATAAGATAATCAGGGATGTTATTACAAGAAGTAATTGGGAACCTGACCCTATTATTATGCAAGGCATTGCCAAGCTTGAGGAGTTTCAGACAGAAGCCTCAGTGACCTACTCATACTACATTGCTGCAAGAGAAGCTGCTGAGAGGATGAAGAAATTCTTCAAAAGTTTTGACTTAAGCAGGATGAATCCTAAGACAGGTAATCCTCTGTATAAACCAAGAGATATTACCTCTTCACTCAATGATACTGCTAAGGTACTTGAGAACCTGGATAACCTAAAGGAGAAAGTTGACAATGAGATATTTGAAACTGTAAAGAATAAAGGACAGAAAACAGTCAGCCCTTTTGCTAATCCAAACACCTTATGAGCCAGTTAAATTCAGTTAGGAACCCAGATGGAATATGGATTAACACCACCTATTTCAGGGAGGAAGCTATCAGGTTTACCAAGTATGGTACTTATTGTACTGACCCTTGGGGTAGTCCTGACTGGTTTGCATATTGGCAGGAACAGAGAAGAAGATGCATAGATGGATATACTGTGGGTGGAGTAAAGATAACTGGAGACCATTATTTTTACTTAAACTTCTGTCCTATCTTGAAGGTAGAAGACACCACACTTAAGAAAGCCCCTAAAGTTAAGGGTTTCCCTGACTTTTGGGATGGAGATTATAACTATTATTGGGCAAGGGAAATAGCCTTAAATGGCTTACTAGACTCCTTGCCTGATACCGAGTTCATAGAAGATTTCAGGCTTGAACACTTAACCCTTGAGGAAGCCAACAGACATAAGGAGGCACTAACAAAACTACTGGCAGGCCTCCACCTTGAGATAAGGATAGAGCCTGACTATCTACTTGGTGGATATAATTTAGTTGTAGGTAAATCACGAAGAAAAGGATACTCATATAAGAATGCTGCAATTGCAGTTAAGAATTACCTTTGTTACCCTAATGCCCTTACTATCTTTGGGGCCTATGAGAAGAAATACCTTTACCCCAAAGGTATTTTTTCTATGGCCATAGCTTACCTGAACTTTATCAATGCCAATACAGCCTGGGTTTATCCTAAGGATGTGGTGGATAAAATGGACCACGTTAAGGCATCATCTATTGAGTACAGAAATGGGGTTAAGATTGAGGTAGGTTTCTTATCTGAGATGATGGCACTTACCTTCAAGGATAATCCTAATGCTGCAAGGGGGAAAGATGCAAGGGATGTAATCATAGAGGAATCAGGGGCATTTGGTACTCCTGGCTTACTAATTGATGTATTGACTGCAACTGAGGATTGTGTAATGGCTGGGGAGATTAAGACAGGCTTAATCACCATGTTTGGTACATCAGGGGATATGGAAGGAGGAACTGCAGATTATGCAGAGATACACTCCAATCCATTAAGGTTTAATATGTTGCCATTTAACAATGTTTGGGATGAGGACTCAGAGGACAGTTTCTGTGGTTTCTTCCACCCTATTACATGGAACCTTGAGGGGTTCTATGATGCCCAAGGTAACTCAGATATAGAAGCTGCCAAGAAATCAACACTTGCTAAAAGAAAGATACTTGTTGATAATGGGGCCACTTCTACTGACATGCAGAGAAAGATACAGGAAAGACCACTTACCCCAAGAGAAGCCTTTGGCTCAGTTTCAGGTAATAACTTTCCAACAGTTGAAATACAAAGACAGCTTGATATAGTTAGGGCTAAGCACCTACATCTAGTAAAAGGTACACCTGTCAAATTATTTTATGATTATGAGAAACATAAAGTTGTGGCAGAACCTATCCTGGATGGGTCTGCTAATGTTATCTATAGTTACAAACCTACCAATGCAACACTTGAAGGTTGCCCTGTTATATATGAATACCCAGCAGAGATGCCTCAGAGGGGTGCATACAAGATTGGTTATGACCCATATAGACAGGCACAAGGGACATCCCTTGCTGCAATCTATGTCTATAAGACTGTCATCATTGGTGAGAGAACTAAGAAGATAATAGTTGCCCAGTATATTGGAAGGCCTAATGAGGCTGATGATGTGAACTATATTGCAAGGCTTTTTGCAGAGTTATACAACACAACCATTATGCATGAGAATGAGGTAACCCATGTTAAGGATTACTTCAGAAGAAGAAAGCAGCTTCACTTCCTGGCTTATCAGCCTGATGAGGTTATTAAGAAGAATGTGAAGAATAGTAAGGTTAATAGAATCTATGGATGCCACATGATAGACCTGCTTAAAGATGCAGGTGAAAAGTACTTGAAGTCCTGGCTCCTTGAGGTAGTTGACTATGATGAAGATGGTAATCCTATCAGATGCTTAGATGAAATCTATGACATTGGCCTCTTAGAAGAGTTCTTAAAGTATAACAGAAAAGGTAACTTTGACAGGATTATGGCCATGATGCAGGTGATGTTCCAAGACCAGGAAGATATGGTAGATAAAACATACAACCCTTCATCCTCTAAAAATGATAAAGTTAAAAGGCTTGTTGACAGTGTTCCTAATATGTTTGTGAAGAACAGGCCCAAGCCTTCTATGAGATAAGAATAATTTCGCTACTTTTGTAGTAATGTTTAAACTTTAAATTTAAGACCATGGAAGGTACTACCACAAATACCTTGTTTAATACTGAAAGACTCTCCCAAAGACAAAGGGAGTCAAAGGACTTTCAGTGGTATAAGGACAAGGCAAGGGCTTTTATAGCAGAGTCCAGAAATTATGTTGGTTATGGGGGAGTATCAGAACACCATAGGATGAAGGTTAATTATGACCTTTATAATAATATAGTAAACTTAGAGGACTTTGCCTATGTTACTACACCCTATGGTTCAGAGGAAGGAGAGCTTCCTGCACAGATGGCAAATAGGGATATCAGTTCCTATAGAATCAAAGCACTCTTAGGGATGGAAATGAAGAGACCTTTTGGCTACAGATTAGTTGCCACAAACAGGGAGGCCTCTAACAGAAAGATGGATGAGAATGCAAACAGGATAAGACAGTATGTGGTTGATGCAATTATGCTTCCAATTAAACAGGAGGTTGAAGCCAAGTATATGGCAGAGGCCAAAGGAAGACAACTTACTGCTGAAGAAAGAGAAGGATTGCAGGCACAGATGGCAGAGGAAGTAGCTGCCAAAACTCCAGAGAAGGTTAAGCAATATATGCAGAGAGACCACAGAGACCCAGCTGAGGTACAAGGTCAACAAATCCTAAATCATGTAATTAAAAGACAAGATGTCAGAGCTAAGTTCAATCAAGGTTGGAAACATGCTATGCTGTCTGCCTATGAGGTATATTGGATAGGGATAATTAAAGATGAACCAATTCTAAAGGTCATCAACCCACTCAGATTCAACTGTGACAGAAGCCCTGAATCAGGTTTTATTGAGGATGGTGCATGGGCAGTATGTGAATACAGAATGCATCCTGCTGAGGTTCTCAACTCTTTTGAGCTTACAGATAAAGAGATTGACCAGATTTGGAAGCTGCATGCTTCAGCTACCTATGCTACAAACTATGCTAATGCATTTGAGTTTGGTCCAAACATAGACAGCTCTGATGAACAGAACACAGTACCTGTATTTCATGTGGTATTCAAAACCCCAAAGAAAATTGGTTGGCTTGACTATATTGATGAGGAAGGTCAACTTCAGACAGATATGCTTGTAGATGAAACCTACAAACTTGACCCTGAGATTGGAGATGTGGCTGTAAGTTGGGAATGGATTTCAGAGGTACATGAAACCTGGGTAATTGGAGAGGACATACACAAAAATATGGGTGCTGTAGAAGGCCAACTTAGAGACCAGGATACCCTGTACAATGCTAAGCTACCATACATAGGAGCAATCTATGATGCTACAAACTCAGGTCCTACTTGTCCTATGGACAGAATGAAAGTCTATCAGTACTATCACAACATTGTAATGTACAGACTTGAGCTTTTATTAGCCTCTGATAAAGGTAAAAAAATCTTGATGAATATTAATGCCATTCCAGAGAGTGCTGGTATGAGCATTGAGAAATGGCAGTACTTCTTTGAGTCCACACCTTTCATGTGGTACAATCCTGATGAAGAAGGAATGAATCAGAATGATGTGAACACAATTGCCAAAACTCTTGACCTCTCCTTAGTATCTGACATCAACAGATATATAGAACTTGCAAACTATCTTGAACAAAAATGTGGTAAATCAGTAGGGGTTACAGACCCTGTACTTGGACAAACCTCAGTAAGTGAAAGAGTAGCAAACAACCAACAAAACTTAGTTCAGACTTCCTATATGCTTGAGCCATACTTTGACTTGCATAATCTTGTTAAAAGAAATGTACTTCAAAGATTTGTGGACTTGGCAAGGATAGCCTATGCAAGAGGTAAAAAAGAGTACATTACCAATGTGCTTGATGATATGTCTCTTGAGATGCTTAAGGTTGATGTTAACCTCTTAGAAGAAACTACATTTGCTCTATATGTTGAAGACAGCTCTATGTCAGAAGAAATCAGAGAGACTATCAAAACTCTTACTCATGCTGCAATGCAGACTCAAAAAGCAGAGCTTTCTGATGTTCTTAAAGTACTTAGAAAAGATACTTTACAAGAAGCTGAAGAAGCACTTGTTCTTGCAGAACAGACAAGAAATGAGAAGAACCAACAACAGGCTATGGCTATGGAGAAAGCTAAAGGTGAAGAAAATGAGAAAGCCAGAAACTTTGAAAGAGAGAAATGGGCACATGAAATCAATAAGATTAGAGTGGAAGCTGAAGAGGACAGAGAAACTCAAATTCAGAAACAGACTATTCTCTCTATGGGATTTGACCCTAACAAAGACCAGGACAATGACAGAATCCCTGATGTCCTTGAGGTAGCTAAGTATGGTGTTGATGCTGAGATTAAGAGAGGTAAGTTAGCCCTTGAAAGCAGGGAACTTGACCACAAGATACAAGATGATAAAGAGAAGAACATGCTCAAGGATAAAGAGCTTAATACAAAGGCCAAACCACCTAAAAAGTAAATAAGGCTATTACTCACAAAATAAGGGTTAAAGAATGAACCTTTAGTTTATTAAAGATTTAAAATTTAAATTTGTACTAATTATGGGCAATCAAACAAAAATCAGTGAAGCAAAAGTATGGGAAGACCCAGCTGCGCAACATGACTTCTTCGGAGAAACACATTTAATAAGTGATGTAAAAACCATAGAGGCAGAGGACCTTGAAGAAGATGGAGATGTAGTCAAACTTTCTGATGATGAAAAAGAACAGAAAGTTATTGATGAACAATTTGACAAGGGCTTTGGAGTCCAGTCAAGTGATGAAGAAGATGAAGATGAGGATGAGGATGAAGATGACCCTCAGGATAAAGACAAGGATAAGGATAAGAACAAAACCAAAGTTCTTCCTCCTACCTCACTATCCACTCTGAACTTCTTAAAGAATAAAGGTCTTATTGAGGTTGAAATTGAAGATGGTAAAGAGCTTTCAGAACAGGAAGCAGAAGACCTGATAGAGGACAGCTGGGAACAAAGCCTTGAAGATGGTATAGCTACCACAATCAAGGAGTTGCCTGACTCAGTTAAGAACCTTATTAAGTTTGTAGGTAAAGGAGGAAATCCTCAATTGTTCTATGAAAAGATGGCTCAAAGTTCTTTCTCAGCTATTAGTAAGGACAGTGACATAGACCAGGAATCAGTTCAGATTGCTGCTGTTACACAGGACCTTCAAGACCAAGGATATGATGCTGATTACATCAGTACTCAAATTGAGTTCTTAAAAGACTCAGGTAAGCTGGCACTAATAGGAACAAAAGCCTACAATAAGATTGTAGCAGGTCAAGAGGAAACAAGTTCAGCTATGGCTAAAGCACAATCTGATGCAGCTCTTGCAAGAAAGACTGCAATCAGGGAATATAAGACTAAGATTACAGCCTATATTGATACTCTTAATGAAGCAGGGGGATTCCCAGTTTCTAAGAAGGATAAGATGACACTTCCTGAGTATATCTCAGAACCTAATGTGGAACTGAAAGATGGAAGACATGTAAGTGAAATGCAGGCTAAGCTCTTTGAGGTAATGGCAGACCAGAGTAAGATAGTTGTTCTTGCCAAGATTCTCCAATCTGATTTTGACTTCAGTCCTATAGCAAGGGCTAAGGCCACAGAGGCTAACAGAAATGTTAGAGAGAAACTGACAAATACTACTGCTCCTGCAGAGCCTAAAAAAGAGGAGAAACCAAAGAATTCAAGAAAGGCAGTTTGGGATTACCTATAAATCCCAATGCCCCTTGTCTATAAATAGATTATTAATAACTTAAACCTAATTCAAAATGGCTACTATTCAAAGCAGACTTCTAGTAAAGGAGATGGAGTGGTTAGCAAATATGACTGAGCAATCCCATCTTGGGAGAGCCCTCATTGCGAAGCCACACAGACTCATAGGAGAAATGGACAGGTTGTTCTCATCTGAGAACTATTACTCTGACAATGCCATTTCATCCCTATTGATGGGTAAGCCTCTTACAGAGGAAACCATTGCTGGTACTGAATGGGAGTGGGAATTGAAAGGTGCAAACACTAGACCACTTATTGTTGTGGAGAATGTGGAGCCAACTTCA